TTATTTTCTGTATTTCTTTGGTGTGAACTTTTGCTTAGCATTTATTTTTGCAATGGTTATACTATTCTGGAGACTAGCTTTTAATAATTCTCTTGTTTCATCATCTAAAGGTTCTCCAGAGAACATCAGTCCATCTTGATCGGATTCTAACTGATCAAGGGTTTGTTCTAATCGTTTTGCGATATCTTTTTCATCTTTCTTAGTTAGCTCAATGGCTTGATCGGATTTTTCTTCTATTAAATCAGATTTTCCAATTCCAAAATAATCAGCGAGAGCTTGTACGCTTCCCATTCTAGGAATGGATTGTCCCGTACACCAAGTATTAAATGTTTGTGGAATAACTCCAATAGCTTTAGCCACCTCTTTTTGGCTTTTTCCTGATTTCTCTAAATAGAAAGATAGATTTTTAGAGAATATTTTCTTTTGCTTTTCATCTGACATTAAATCACCTCACTTCGTTATTAATATAGTACAATAAAAATTGATTTTTTGCAACTAAAAGTCAAAAATAAATTGATTTTGGTATTGACATCCATTTAAAATGGATTTATAATGAATACAGAAATTAAAGAAAGGCGGTGATGACGTGACAAAGATGAGCGAAGGTAAAGCAGTACCATTTCAAATTTCTTTAGCTTCAGCACGAGTTAATGCAGAAATGACGCAAGAAGAGGTCGCAAAACATATGCATGTTGGAAAACAGACTATCGTTAGCTGGGAAAAAGGGACTTCTGAACCGAAAATGTCGCAAGGAAGAGAACTTAGTAAATTATATGGTATTCCAATTGACTATATTTTTTTACCTAAGAAATCCAATTAAAATGGATTACTAAATAACTAGGAGGTGAGAAAGACGAATAAGACAGTAGACGTTGAAATTAATGGTAGGAAAGTGGCTAGGAAAATGAAACCTTATATTTCAAAAAACGAGTTAAGCAGATTGGTTCTTGATAATGGAATAAAACTTGACGGGAAAAAGATAAAAGGCGTCAGGTCATATTCTGTTAAGCAAAACAAAGATGAAGCAACAGCAGAACTGACGCTTTTTATGGATGTGAGAGTTATATAAGAGAAATAGCCGTAGTAATCAATGATGATAATGAGGATACAGCTAAATCTGATAATTTAGGTTTTACTTTTTCCCAAATTGAAGGTTCTTTAAAGGATTCTAAGAATTTGTAACCCGTTATGGATATATCTTTAATTCTAGGAATTGGTTCATCGATATATCGTTTCCCAGCAATCAAAATTCCTTCATCCATCATTTTTCGGATCCAATATAAAACTTCATTTGATTTATATTGAGGGATGGCAGACGAAACAAATTCTTTCGGCATAATTGGCTGAACGTATCCATTTTCGTCTGGGTATAAATTATCAGAAATAGCAATCAAGGTATCTCTAAGCAAATCGAGATCTAATTTCATAAATAAAACTCCTTTCTTAAAACTCGGACATGCCAGTGCCCTGTGATTTAAGTATAGGAGATATATGAAAGAAAGACAACATAATAATAGCGGATGGCTTAATCCTCTGTCCGATACACGTAACCCCGAAACCCTCCCTAAATTGGTTAATTATTAAAAATAGCACTCAATTATCGGACGGAGAGTTAAGCCATCTGAAGAAAGGTAGGTGATAAAGGTGTTCAGGGACAGGCTTAAAAAAGTGATGGTAGATCAAAACATCAATCAAGTAGAGTTGTCCAGAATCTGCGGTGTAAGTAGATCGACCGTCAGTAAGTGGATGTCTGGAGATTCGGAACCGACAAAAGCAAGACGAAATGAGATTGCTGCAATACTTAATTTACAGGAGAATTTTTTTGAGGAAATAGTCATTCCGGTAGAAAAAATAGAGACATTAAGTGTAAAAGAAGTTGCAAAGTTAATGGGGTTGAGTGTTCCAACAATCGAAAAGGGATTGATTCAAGAAAAATTTCCCTGGGGATATGCAATCCAAACAAGTGAAAAAAAACATAGATATTTTATAAACGCAAAACGCTTTATAGAATATGAAATGTAATAAATATAAGGAAGGAGCATAAAGATGCACACAGAGACAAAAGCCATGATCTGCACGGCAGCAGTGCTGATCGCAATTGGAATCTTTAAAGAATTAGCAGCGTTGTGTTTGATCACAGCGATGATCTATGAGGAAGGAGTGAAGAAATTTGATAAATAAGAAAGAAAAAAGTGCCAAGGAAGCGGCAACTTCCAAAGGCACAAATGACAAAAAATCATCAAGTGCATTATAGCACGGAAAGCGAGAAAGAACAATGACAAAAGAATTTTTATTAGAATGTGAACGAAAATTAGCAAAATCTTATGTATGTACAGCACTTGGCCGCGACGATGACAGCATTGCTATTACAAAAGAGATAGCCAAAGATATTGCTTTTGAGGTTACAAACAGCATACATCCTATTTCTATGGAAACAGCGCCATATGTCGTAGCAGCTTTAAGAACTTTGGCAAATGGTATAGAAAAAGAGATGAATCCATTGGACAAAGAAATTGCAAGAGCATTACAAGAATTAATGGGTAGATTTCAGTTCGTTAAAGAAGAAGTAAAGGTTGATCTATGAAAGGAATTCTGATTGCACCAGGAATCAAACGGATCCAGTTCGATTCCACCGATTCCTGGTTAAATGCCAGACATGGAATCGGTGGATCTGATGCATCTGCGGTATTAGGACTCAATCCATATAAAACCAATATAGGACTTTATTTAGAAAAGACAGGACAGCGAACAGCTCCTGATATTTCGGATAAGAACTATGTGAAGTATGGACATGATGCAGAGCCATTACTTCGATCACTGTTTGCACTGGATCATCCAGAGTATAAGGTTGAGTACTTCGGAGACAACATGATACGAAACGAAAAGTATCCATGGGCGCATGCTTCTTTGGATGGAGAACTGACCGATCAGGATGGTCGCAAAGGAATCTTAGAAATCAAGACAACTAATATCCTGCAAAGCATGCAGAGAGAAAAATGGAGAGATCAGATTCCGGACAACTATTACATCCAGGTACTGCATTATCTGCTTGTCACAGAATATTCATTTGTGGAGCTAAGGGCACAGCTGAAATCAGTGTGGCAGAGTCAGATCAGATTAGAGACGAAAGATTATCATATTGAGCGATCAGACGCAGAAGAAGATATTGAGATATTAAGACAAGCGGAAGAAGAGTTCTGGCAGAATGTCGTAAAAAGGCAGCAGCCGAACTTGATTCTTCCAGAAATATAAAAGGAGAAATGCATGGAACTTAAGATATACAATCCGCAGGAAGAGGGATTTCTGAAAGAGATTGACTGGAACTATGAAGAGTTAAAAACAGAGATCCAGGGAAAAGCGAATGATTACATGAATTTGGTTTATACAGCAGATCAGGTAAAAGATGCCAAAAAAGATCGTGCAAATCTTAATAAATTTGTGGAAGCTTTAGAGAGCAAGCGAAAAGAAATTAAAAAAAAGATTACAGAACCATATTCAGCATTCGAGAAACAAGAGAAAGAACTGGTTGGTATTGTTAATAAAGCGATTGCAAATATTGATACGCAGATCAAAGGATATGAAGAAGCAACAAGACAGGAAAAACTTGAAAAGGTCAAAGAAATCTATGCAAAAACAATCGGTGGACTTGCTGATGTAGTAACGTTTGACAAAATTTTTAAAGAATCCTGGCTGAATGTATCAACAACGTTTAAATCGATCACAAAGGAAATCACAGAAATTCGTGACAAGGTTGACAATGATTTATTTGTGATCAATGCAGACACGAGTTCCTTTGCTTATGAGATGAAAGAAGAGTATCTAAAGAACTTTGATCTCACTGCAGCGATTAACAAAAAACAAAAATTAGAAGAGACAGCAAAGCAGAAAGCAATATATGAAGAACAACTAAAAGAGGAAGAGGAACAAAGAAAACAACGATCACAAGAAGAAGCAAAGAAGGTAGTATTTGCAGGTAAAAGCACAGAAAAGCCAGTAAAAGCACAGAAGCCAGTGAATACAGGAGAAAAAATATCAACGATCACATTCCGATGTACTGTAAAAGAACATAACTTTAAAGAAGTTAACGCAAGACTCAGTCTAGTACAAAAAGTATGTGAAGAATTTAAAATCATAGATCCAAAGGAGGAATTATAAAATGGCAGTTGGAAACAGTTTAGCAAACAGACAACAGAAAACAGGATTAACGGCATATCTTACAAATGATGCTGTGAAACGTCAGATCAATAATGTAGTGGGTGGCAAAAACGGAGATCGTTTTATTGCCTCTATTGTATCTGCAGTACAGGTTAATTCAGATTTACAGGAATGTACAAATCCATCAATCTTAAGTGCTGCACTACTTGGAGAGTCTTTAAAACTCTCTCCATCACCACAGCTTGGACAGTATTACATGGTTCCATTCAGAAACAACAAAAAAGGATGTAAAGAAGCACAGTTTCAGCTTGGTTATAAAGGATACATTCAGTTAGCGATCCGCTCAGGGCAGTACAAAAAACTAAACGTTCTGGCAATTAAGGATGGGGAATTGGTTCGATTTGATCCACTGAATGAAGAAATCGAAGTAAATCTGATCGATGATGAGGAAGTAAGGGAAGAAGCAAAGACGATCGGATACTATGCAATGTTTGAATATACAAACGGTTTCCGAAAAGCTATGTACTGGTCCAAAAAGAAAATGGAAGCACATGCATTAAAGTATTCCAAAGGGTATGCAGCAAAAAAAGGATATACATTCTGGGAGAAAGATTTTGATGGAATGGCTTATAAGACAATGCTTCGCCAGCTGATCAGTAAATGGGGAATCATGAGCATTGATATGCAGAATGCAATGGAATCTGATATGGCGGTGATCCATGAAGATGGAACAAAAGATTATGTAGATACAGTTTCAGAAGAAAATATTGTAGCAGATCAGGATCTGCAGGAAACGGCAGAGGAAACACCTGAACCAGAAAAACAGGAACTACAGGAAGAAACAACAAAAGAAGAACCACAGCAGTTCTTTAAATAAAAGAAAGGAGCAACACGATGAAACATATTGACTTAGAACAGTTTGCAGGAGGGAAACTTTCAGTACAGCTTAATAAGGCATTAGAAAAGATCACTGAAAATGTTCAGGATCCGAACACTGATGCGCAGAAGGTCAGAAAGATCAATGTATCAATCAGTTTCCGGCCAAACGATGAAAGAAACTTTGTGGCAACTACGGTAGAAACAAAGTTAAGTCTTGCACCAGAACTTGGAGCTACAACAGCACTGAGTATGGGCAGAGATCTTCGCACCGGAGAGGTTGAAGCGGTTGAAATCTTTAACCAGATTCCTGGTCAGATGAATGTTGATGATGTGATCGACCAGGAAGAAGATGAAACACCGAAAGCTTTTGATCCGGATACTGGAGAGATCTACGAACCAAGCAACAAAGTGATTGATTTAAGAAAAGCAAAACAGGCATAAAACAGGAGGATACATAACAATGGATAATACATTTTTAAGAGAAGCAATCGAAAAGATCGAAGAATTGACAGACAGTGCAAGAGAGCCACACGTTGTAAAAATCGCAGGAAAGACTTATTGCGATAAATCTATGTCACGATATGACAGAGAAGAGTTTGCAGAACCATTGACAGCTACAAGTCTTAATTCTCTGATCGATTATATCAGTGGAAAGAGTGAAGAGTTAAGAGAATCTATGATCATTCATGTAGAATCTCCAACAAAAGTAAGATTACTATCTGGTCTTACACAGGAAAGAAATCGAGAAGAATTATTCCGCGTAGGTACAAATCCAAATGGTTTTGATTTCGATCATTACTATGATCAGGAAGCGTTTGTAATTAATATGCAGACTGCCTTTAAACAGAGTGATGAAACAGAACTGATTCTTTCAGTTGCTGGAAACGTAGAAAATAAAACAGTGGCCAACTATGGAGATGATGGAGTCAGCCAGAAAGCTACGATCACAAAAGGTATTGCAGGAAAAGAAGATGTGATCGTACCAAATCCAGTAACACTTCGCCCATATCGTACATTTTTGGAAGTAGAACAGCCAGAAAGCAAGTTTATCTTTCGAATCAGAGAAGGTTCCGATGGACAGCCAATGTTTAAATTGGTAGAAGCTGATGGTGGTCTTTGGAAGTATGAAGCAGTAGATGCTATCAAGAAATATTTAACAGTGAGTTTACCGGAAGAACTGTTAAAAGTGATCACGATCATCGGGTAACAGTTATGGAGACAGTTAAATTTACAGTCCCTGGTGCTCCGAAAGGAAAAGCCAGGGCGAGAACTGTCCGTAGTAAAAAAGGTGGAACTTTCTCATATACACCAGAAGGTACTATGTTGTATGAGAATCTGATCAAGTGCTGTTACAGGCAGGAATCAAACAACATCGTTTTTAATGACGGACAGCCCTTAAAAGTAACGATCATAGCTTATTATCCGATCGTTAAGAGTACAAGCAAGAAAAAGAAACAACAGATGTTGGAAGACCTTATGTTTCCAACGAAGAAACCAGACATTGATAACATTGCAAAAAGTATTCTGGATGCATTGAATAAATTAGCATACAGAGATGATACGCAGGTGGTAACGCTGCATATGGAAAAGCATTATGCAGAGAACCCACGAGTTGAAGTAGAGATAGAAGAAATCAAATAAGAAAAAGGAGAATCGTTTTGGCCAGACATAAGAAACGAGGTATCGAATATTTTTCTTTGGATTGTAATTTCTTTTCGAACAGGAAGATAAAGATCCTGAAATCCAGATATGGAGCAGATGGGATCACAATTTTTATCTATCTTCTTTGTGAAATTTATAAAAATGGATATTACATCATTGTAGATGATGATTTTTACTATATCGTGTCGGATGATCTGAACATGAATAGTGACAAGGTGAAGCAAGTCTTGACATTCTTACTGGAACGGTCGATGTTTGATAAACAGCTTTTCCAGTCGGACGCTGTCCTGACTTCTGCCGGAATACAGGAGAGATTCCAGTTAGCAGTAAAAACAAGAGCTAAGAAGAATCCAATAAAAGTCGACAGGTTCTGGCTTTTAAATGAAGAAGAAACAGAACCTTTTATTAAAGTTACCCATTTTGAAGATAATTCCGAGAATAATACGGATAATTCCAAGAAAAATAACGATAATTCCCGAGAAGAATCCATAAAGGAAAGTAAAGTAAAGGAAAGTAAATATTATTATAGCAATCCAGATCTGAACAGAGAGTTCTGTCTTTATCTTGATATGAGGAATCATACTGGACCAACATTATCTGCAGAACAGATCAATGCCTTGAAAGAAGAACTTGATTCTCTGGCTGAGAATGATTCTGATAAGTTGGGCATTGTAAGAAAAGCATTTGGTGGAGGATATAAGAGTTTCTTCCCTACATCAAAGAAACGGAAGAAATCAACACCGAAACCAAAGAAAGAAGAAACTATACACAATTTTACACAACGAGAAGTGAAAGATTGTGAGTTTGAGAATCTGGAGAAGAAGCTATTAAAGAAACAATTAGGAGGTGACATAACGTATGGATAATTTAATTCCTGTTAACTACGATACAGAAGAACCAACAGTATCAGCAAGGGATTTACACGAAGCACTTGAGATTAATAAAAGATTCTCAGCTTGGTTTGAATCAAATTCACAAGGATTCGTAGAAAACGAAGATTTTACAAGCGTACTTACAGGTACGGTTGTAAACAATGGAGCACAACGCGAACTACAGGATTATAAAATGTCTGTAGATATGGCAAAACATATTTGTTTAATGTCCAGAACTGAAAAGGGAAAACAGATTAGACAGTACTTCCTTGACTTGGAAAAAGCCTGGAATACACCAGAACAGATCTTTGCGAGAGCATTAAAGATGGCTGATAGAACAATAGACAAATTAAAGACAGAGAAAGCTGCATTGATTGAAGATAATGAACGTATGAAACCTAAGGAGATATTTGCTGATGCAGTAACAGCGAGTAAAGATTCTATTCTGATTGGAGATTTAGCAAAAATTCTTAAGCAAAAAGGAATTGATATTGGTCAAAACAGACTGTTTCAAAAACTCAGAAATAACGGATATTTAATCCAAAGAAGAGGTCCAAGTTGGAATATGCCAACACAAAAGAGCATGGAAATGGGATTGTTTGAAGTTGAAGAAAGAACGATCACAAATCCGGATGGAATGACAAAGATCAGAAAGACTACAAAGGTCACTGGTAAAGGGCAGCAGTATTTTATTAATAAGCTGTTAGTAGCAATGTAAAAGAGAATAAAAAGCATCCGGTTGATCTCTGTCCGTAGTAACCAACAACCTAAGATTGTTGTTAAAAGTCGTAGTAATAGTCGTGGTAGTTGTGGGTTTCGGGATGATCTTAAGCGACAGGACGTAAAAAGATGATCACATATGCGGACAGAGATCAGCCGGATGGACTGAATTATATACCACAGGAACTATTAACATGCATAAGAAACAAGCCAATGTATAAGCCATGAGTCTGCTGCCTTAGGTGGCAGACAGAAAGGAGAACTAATGGCGGATTACAGCAAAGGATTTAAACGCCGTGTTGTGCAGTTATGGATCCAACATGGCATGTCCACAAATGAGATCAGTAGAACATCAGGCATCGATCATAAGACATTGATGAGGTGGTATAAGCGTTTCTACCCTGAGATAACAGGGGGGGGCGAGACAAAACACGAAGGTTTGCAGTGGCATTATGTAGGTAATTGTGCCGGATACCATAAGTAAATAAGTAAAGGAGTACGATCAGACAGCTTAACTTTCTACCTGATTAAGATTTTTCGAGTAACTATTAACGAAGCAAGCAAACGTAAACATATTTTTCAGGTTTTTTGTATTTTTATTTTTCACAAACTAGATTTGGTATTACAATTTTTCAAATCACAGGAGAAGAATCACAGCAGTTTATATGATCAGGCAAAAATAAGGAGAAAGTGATCAGTATAAATGCTGTTTCAGGTAGAAAGTTAAGCTGTCTGAGATAGGTAGATAAAATGAGTAAACAAGATTATATTATGCAGGGCAGAAACGAAGGAATTGCGTTCTGCGACAAAATAGTAAAAGAAAAAGGATTAGAAGAGCTACAGAGAGTAACAAGACAGAGAAATCTTGCAGGGCTTCGAACACTAATAGATCCAAGAGAACTTGACCAGGATTTTAGAGATGCAACACTACAGATTTTAGATACTGTATTGATCATGAGTCTTATAGTTTTGAAAGATGAATTTGATTTCGGAACTAAGAGATTAGATCGATTCAAAAAAAGATTCAATGACAAAACAGAGTGTTTAGAAACAGGAAATGTGACATGGATTGATATGATCGAGCAGGTCAGAGAAGAAAACAACATTAAATTAGATCTTAGAAAGAACGATGTAGTGATGGCGTGGAGGAAAAAATAATGGTAAACAAGAAAGAATTTGAAGGTTGCATCTGTGAGATCACAAATAAACCGATCAGAAAAATGAAGTTGTGTCCGGACAAGCAGCAGAAGCTAAAGGTTCGGATCAAGTGCGATAAGAGTTGTATTTATTGCGAGAAGGAAGTGATCGATAATGACCGATGAAGAAAAAAGAATGGTGGAATTTAACAACTACATAGATGACTTGATTAAATTTATGAATGGGGAAAACGATGACTTTGAACCGATTCCGATACCAAAAGAAGTTGATGACGAAATGCAGAAAGACCGTTTCTATTAATTGTTAAAGAAAGTTAAGGAGAAAGAATTATGGCAAAATTTAATATCGAAGTAGAACTTGATTGGATGGAAGAAGATTCCTATTCAATTGACGAAGAATTAAAAGAGAGAATCATTGAAGGTGTGGAAGATGCCCTTTTAAAGAAAGCAACACATGAAGCATTGAGAATGGTTGATGCAAAGATTGCAGAGAAAGTTAAAGAATCAGAAGAGACAATCAATAAAGCAATCAATAAATTTATCGAAAATGTATGCTCTGAAAAGATTAATAATATTCAGATTCCTGAAAAATCAAGTGATTGGAGTGATAAAATCACATATTATTCATTATCCGAATATGTAGGAATGCAATTTGAAAGTTTCATTAAAGAGAAAAGATATGATAAAGATGGAAATTATCAAGACTGGGGAAGTAATCGGTATTCAGCAGCAGATCTACTTACAACAAAATATCTAAAAAGAGAGCTTGATGATAAGATCGGTAACATGATTCAGAGAGCAAAACACGAAGTAGAAGTTGATATTGTTAAATCATTAGAACAGAAACTAAAAGAGAATCTTGCAAAAGACACTATTGAAAAGATGAATATTCCAGAGGTTTTGAAAAAGCTGCAATCAGGAACCCTTGGAATGATTGAAGAAAAGGGACAGTAAGCATGTTTGGAGGATAATTTATGATCATTGGATTTTTAAGTGGATTATTTATCGGAGCAGTAGCAGGAGTGGCAGTGATGTCACTCTGTGCCGCAGCGAAAGAGAGGGATGAGTTATGACAAGGGAGCAGAAGATATGGAGATTAAGAAGACGATGTGGGAACATAGGACATTGTGATGAAAAAACATGCAAGATTTATGCAAAATGTGTAAATCTTGGATATACATCGTTTGAACAGCTATCAGATGAAAAAATTAATGAAATGTACAATGAAGTATTTGGTACACAAATAACAGAGAATCTTACAGGTGTCGTGAAAGAGGATCATGAGAGAGTGAAGACAGTAACGGACATCTTGGAAGAAGTGAAGCAGGAGATGTGTGATGATTATTGCAAGTATCCAACTATTGTAAATGATAGAGAAGATTTATTTGCAGATAACAGTCCATGTACGGAATGCCCGTTAACTAAATTATAAGGAGTTGATACATAATGGCATATAGAGATTGTCCGTGCCTAAATTGTAAAGATAGATCACACGGATCAAAGAGAGTTGCTTGTCAGACAGGATGTGAGAAGTATCTGTCCTGGAAGGCAAAGGAACAGGAATTAAGAAGAAGAGAGAAAGAATCACGGCCTTATTACTCAAATGCAAGAAAAACGATCATAAGAAACCGTCAGATGAAAAGAAAGAGCGGTAGGCAGATATGATTGATCCATGCAAAGCCTGTGCAGAGATAACCTGCATGGGCATTTGTGCCGATCAGGTGCAATACAAGCAAGAGTATCAGGAGATGGCGGATCGGATAAGGCAGCAGATAATAAATCGTAACAGGAGGGGAGAACGTGGACAAGAACGTACTGATCCAATACACAGACATGATTGAAGAAGTAAAAGATATAAGAAAAAGAATCTTGCAAACAGAGAAGCAGATCAGCAGGATTGAGGAAGAAGGAACTGTAAAAGACACAGTGAGCGGTGGTATGGGTGGAATACAGCACTTTGTTGTTGAGGGTATGCCAGTACCAGAACTTAGCAGAAAGAAACTGCTGCTCAATAAACGAAAAGCTATGTTGATTGAAAAAGAGAATGAACTTCTGGAACTCATGAATCAAGCGGAAGAATATATAAATAGCATTGAGAAGAGCGAACTAAGAATGATGTTTAGATTTTATTACATTGATGGCATGACGTGGCTGCAGGTAGCACATAAGATGAATCAGTTACACCCTAAAAGGCGAGTAGCTTATACAGAAGACAGCTGCAGAATGAGAAATACAAGATTTTTTCAAGAAAATTAGAAAATGTTCGGTCACGTTCGCAAAAAATAGGCTAATATATAGGCTAGAGCGATTAGATGAAGCGATACTTCATAAATGTTCCTTTTTCTTGCTAATAAAAATACGTACAAAATACGCATAAAATTATTGACTTATACGCATTTTGTACGTATAATGAACATATAAATTAAAAAAAGGAGAGTTTTTCATGAAGAGAAGAGATTTGATTAAACTCCTTGAAAAAAATGGATGGTATTTAAAACGGAATGGTGGGAACCATGATCTATATACAGATGGTAACAGAATTGAGCCAATTCCAAGACATCCAGAGATTAAGGAGCGATTAGCTAAATCTATTATCAAGAAACTGGGGCTTTAAGCCCCAGACTTGGTGGATTCATGAAAAACAAAAATGAAAAAAGGATCAAACGGCAAGATTTTAGGAGGAACGGAAACATGGCAAAGAAAGTAGCGTATCCGGTTATTTTAAAACCGGATCAAGAAGGGTATTATGTAGAAATCCCTGATTTTGATATCGCTACAGAAGGCGATACAATAGCAGAGGCTATGGAAATGGCCAGAGATGCTATTGGATTGATGGGGATTGATATGGAAGATGAGAAAAAAAGTCTTCCAGAACCAAATTCAAAAGCTCAAAATGTAGAAGCAGGAGACACAGTAACACTTGTAGATGTAGACTTTACAGAGTACAGAAAGAGAGTGGATAATAAAGCAGTTAAGAAAAACTGTACAATTCCATATTGGATGAGTGTAGAAGCCGATAAAGCGGGAATTAATTATTCACGAGTATTACAAGATGCAATTTCTAATATATTAGGAGTTGCGCGTACAACAAAAGGTTAATCAAATCTCAAAATATATTGAATTAAGCACCTTCGGGTGCTTTTTTCGTGCATAAATTTAAGGACCTCTAGCTCAGCAGGTCAGAGCAGTCGGCTCATAACCGATCGGTCCAGGGTTCGAGTCCCTGGAGGTCCATTTAAGAAATAAGAAAGAAGGTGGTAATGTTTGAATGAAGAAAAAAACTACATATTGGCAGAGTCTGATTACGTAGCCGGAATGAAGTATAAAGACATTGCTGCCAAGTATGGAGTCTCGATGAACACTGTGAAATCGTGGAAGAAACGATACGCATGGTCGAGGAACAAAAAGACAGGATGCATCCAAAAGGGGTGCACACAAAATAAAAAGGGTGCACACAAAAAAGAAGCCGTTGCGGAGGATGTAAGTCAGGTCGTGATCAACGATGAACTTACCGATCAGCAGCAGCTTTTTTGTTTGTACCAATCCAGAATGTTTAATTATACGAAAGCTTACATGAAAGCTTATCCAGGATGTACTTATGCATCTGCTGCCGTATTAGGAAGCAGGCTTATGAAGAATCCAGTGATCAGAAAAGAGATTGAACAGCTAAAGCAGAATCATATGAACAGGGAACTGTTAAAGCAGGAAGATATCTTTCAAAAGTACATGGATATTGCGTTTGCAGATGTGACAGATTATGTATCGTTTGGGCGAGAAAATATTCAAGTTATGGGTGCTTTTGGTCCAGTAATGGTAGAAAACAAAGAAACTGGAAAAAAAGAAGTTCTCGAAAAAGAAGTCAATACTGTGAAATTCAAACAATCTGAAGATGTTGATGGAACGTTGATTATGGAAGTGAAGCAAGGAAAAGACGGAGCGAGTATTAAGCTGGTTGATAAGATGAAAGCTTTACAATGGCTTGCAGATCATATGGATATTGCTACAGTTGAACAGAAAGCTAAGATTGAGCAGATCAGAGCTAAGACAGCGATCATGTCCGGAACATCCGAAGAAGAGACAGAAGACGATGGATTCATCGAAGCCTTAAAAGGTGAGGTGGCAGATGTATGGGAAGAAGAATAAAGAAAGCTGTCTTTAAGTTTCGGCCGTTCTCTAAGAAGCAGAAAAAGATACTTACCTGGTGGCTGCCAAATTCTCCAGTACATGATCAGGATGGAATCATAGCAGATGGAGCAATCCGATCGGGAAAGACAGTTTCTATGTGCTTATCTTTTGCAATGTGGGCAATGGAAACATTCAACGGCCAAAACTTCGGTATGTGTGGGAAAACGATCGGTTCTTTCCGGAGAAACGTACTTTTTTGGTTAAAGCTTATGCTTAAGAGTCGAGGATACCACGTTGAAGATCACAGAGCTGATAACTTAGTTGTTATCCGAAGAGGTGGCAAAGAGAACTATTTCTATATCTTCGGTGGAAAAGACGAGCGATCACAGGATTTGATACAGGGTATTACTTTAGCAGGAGTCTTTTTTGATGAAGTGGCACTGATGCCTGAATCTTTTGTTAACCAGGCAACAGGACGATGTTCAGTAGATGGATCTAAATACTGGTTCAACTGTAACCCAGATGGGCCGTATCACTGGTTTAAAACTAACTGGATTGATCGTGCAGATGAAAAGAAACTTGTCTATCTACATTTCACAATGGACGACAATCTGAGTCTATCTGAGCGAATTAAAGCAAGATATCGGGCGATGTATACCGGAGTGTTTTACAAGCGCTATATCCTAGGTCTGTGGGCCGTAGCCGAGGGAATTATTTACGATATGTTCAATACAGAAAAGCATGTTGTAAAAGACCAGCAATCAGTAGTAGGCAGTAAATACGTCAGTGTCGATTATGGTACACAGAATGCGACAGTATATCTTCTGTGGGAAAAGAATCACAAGGGACAGTGGGTTGCTACAAAGGAATATTACTATTCTGGCCGAGATGAGACTACGCAGAAGACAGATGGAGAATATGCGGATGACATGGAAGAGTTCCTGGAAGGAATCAATGTTGAATCGATCATTGTCGATCCGGCAGCAGCATCCTTTATCGCAGAGCTTAAGAAAAGAGGATTCAAGGTTAAGAAAGCAAAGAATGATGTACTTGATGGTATTCGATTTGTAGGAAATCTGTTAAATCTAGGTGTATTACTGTTCTCTGAATGTTGTAAAGAAACAATCAAAGAGTTTGGTTCTTATATCTGGGATGATAAGGCATTGGAACGTGGGGAAGATAAACCAGTGAAGCAGCATGATCATTGCATGGATGCGGTAAGATATTTTGCTTACACGATCGTAAGACGTGAACGAAAATGGAGTTGATTAAATGATAAAAGAAATTATTGAGCGAATAAGGCAGGTGATAAGAAAAATGCTTGGAAAAGAAAATATCAGAGATGCGATCGGAGTTGATGTTGCCGTATCGGACAAGATGGCAAGAGAAATTGATCTCTGGTCGAAGATGTATAAAAATCAACCGCCTTGGAAAAGAAAAGAGCTGAAGCTTTGTGGGTTACCTGCAGCTATTGCTGGAGAATTTGCAAGGCTTGTCACACTGGAATTAAAAACAGAGATCACAGGGAATAAGTTTCTCAACGATGAATACCAAACTGTGATTGATAATATACGAACCTATACGGAATATGCCTGTGCAAAGGGTGGACTTGCAATGAAGCCTTATGTTTCTGACGGACACATTGAAGTTGACATGGTCCAAGCTGATCACTTTTTTCCGACAAAATTTAATTCCAGAGGGGAAGTTATTGCAGCGGTTTTTATGGAAACCGTAACGATCGGGAAACAGGTATATACAAGACTGGAATATCATCAACACGATGAGAACACGACATATCATATTATGAATAAGGCTTTTGTAAGGCAGGATCTAGATAATGTTGAGGTATTGGGAAAAGAAGTACCGCTTAGTGCTGTACCGGAGTGGGCCAATCTTGAAGAAGCAGTGACAATCTTACACGTGAAGAAGCCATTATTTGCATATTTCAAAATTCCGAACGCAAATAACGTTGATGATTCATCTCCATTAGGAGTTTCTGTATATTCTAGGGCAGTCGATGATATCAAAGAAGCTGATTATCAATGGACAAGGATATTGTGGGAATATGAGGGATCTGAATTAGCAATTGATGGAGACGTTAGCTTATTTAAGCGAAAAGAAAACGGAGAATTTGACCTTCCAAAAGGAAAAGAAAGACTCTTTAGAATGATGGATTTTGACGATGACAAGGATCAGTACAAAGTGTTTGCACCGCCGATCCGTGACGAAAGCCTTATCAATGGATTCAACACGATTTTACGAAGGATTGAGTTTAATGTAGGTCTTGCCTACGGAACTTTAAGTGATCCAAACACAGTTGATAAGACTGCAGAAGAGATCAAAGCAAGCAAACAGCGATCATACAGTACTGTATCTGATATCCAGAAAGCACTGCAGAAAGCGTTAGAACAATTAGTCTATGCAATGGATGTGATTGCACAGCTTGCTAATCTAAATGGGGGCAAGAAATATGAGATTAGCTTTGACTGGGATGATTCGATCGTGATCGATAAAGAACAGGAACTGCAGAGCATGCAGCAGGATGCAACAGCCGGACTGATTCGAAAAGAAATATACATTGCTGCCAAGTATGGAGTTTCTGAGGAAGAAGCATTAAAAATGATGCCGACACAGGATGATCGTTTTAATATTCAGGAAGAGTAGGTGATCACAGATGCTTGATCCGAAGTATTTGGAACAATTCTCTGATCAGTTACTTGGTATCATCGACAGTCTGACAATAGCGATCATATCTGATATGGCTAAAAGAATTGTAAAGATGGGAAATGTATCCGAATCGACAAAGCATCAGGCGGAGGTTTTACAGAATGCAGGTCTCGTTTATAAAGATACGATCAAACGAGTGAGTCAGGTGTCTGGGTACCAGAATCGAGAAGTCGAGCGGATGTACCAGGAAGCAGGAGTCAGAAACTTAAAAAATGAAGCTGTCTATTACAAGCAGGCAGGGAAAGAAGCCGTTAAACTTGAACAGTCAAATGGAATGCAAAGGATTCTGCAGGCAAACGTCAGAAAGACATGTCAAGAATTAGATAACTTAACAATGACAACAGCCGCAAAATCACAATCTGCTTTTATTCAGGCATGTAACAAGGCACAGATGAAAGTAAGTACAGGAGCATTCAGTTATGACAAAGCCATTGCAGATGCGATTAAAGAGGCAGCAGTGCAGGGAACAGAAGTCTTATATCCATCACAGCATGTCGATAAATTAGATGTCGCGGTAAGAAGAGCTGTACTTACCGGAGTAAATCAGACTGCAGCAGAAATGAATCTGCAGTATGCAAAAGATCAGAATTGTGATTATGTTGAAACAACTGCGCATGCAGGTGCAAGACCTGAACATGCCGTATGGCAAGGGAAGGTCTTTTGTTTATCTGGGACTGATCCAAAATACGAAAACTTCTATGAAGCAACAGGATATGGAACAGGACCAGGGTTATGTGGTTGGAACTGCAGGCATAACTTCCATGCATTCTTTCCTGGAATATCAACACCGGCATATACACAGGAGATGCTAGATGATTATTCTGCAAAGAGCGTGACATACAACGACAAACAATTTACAGAGTATGAAGCAAGTCAGATGCAGAGAAGTCATGAACGACAGATCAGAGAGACAAAGAGGAAACTTGCTGGATATAATTCAGCGATCAGTGAAGCGAAAGATGATACCTTAAAAAATACTTTACAGAATCGGTTCAATGAAGAATCTGTAAGATTAAAGAAACAGGAAGCAGCACTGAAAGCTTTCTGCAAGGAAACAGGAAGGCGATATGAGTCTGCCAGAGTTCAGATCTATGCAGTGAAGAATAAAGCAGGAGATATCGTTGGATTCAATCGGAGCGTTGCGCAGAAGGCTGTATGGCAAGATCGAAAGAATACCTTTAAGAATCAAATGTCTAAACAGTTAGAAAAACTGACGAATGAAGAAAAGAAAGCGATCTTGAGATATACTGGTAATGCAGCAAACCGAGTGAACAGTGCAATATATTCTGGAAAACAGCAAAGAATTGATCAGGAAAAAGGATTTATGGACCTGTTGGATTCTGCATTAAGTAAAGGTACTGTAGAACACAAAATGGTAGTTCATCGTGATACGATTCCAGAATATTTAAATGCATTTCCAAAAGGTTTTCAATATTCCGAAGAGGATATAAAAAGAATGAATGGAATGACCTTAACGAATAAAGGTTATACATCTACATCTTTTCATGACATAATGTATCAGGGTAGAAATGTTCATCTTGAAATTGAGATCCCTAAAGGGTATAAAGGCTGTTTATATATAAAAGATGTCGCAACTGAAAAATACAAAAATCAAGAAGAAGTGTTGTTTAAACGAGGCTTTCAGTATAAAATAAAAAGTGTAAATAAAGAAAAGGACAGATACTATATCAAAGCGGAGGCTGTTTTATGAGTGGAATAGGATATTATTATGATGAAAATGGTGTGAAACAAGAAATAGAAATAGGTCCGAGTTTTGATGACTTTCCTGGAATGGCAAAAGTGACAAGTCCTATACCAATATGCCATGCATGCAGAAAAGCAGATTTTGATGAAAAAGGTTATGAAACTTTATGCAAAGTATACGGGAAGATACCAAACAAACACTTAAAGGCCAAAGATTATAACTGCCCATATTTTGATAACGAAAACAATGGATGGTATCAGTTGATAAAAGATAAAGTAGAAAAAGCGAAAGGTGAGAACAATGGATAACTTTAAAGCTGTATATAAAATCTTATCAGCATTGGAAAAAGCAATGGATTATCCAGAATTTGATATCAACGATGTTGGGCCGGAAGCCTTAGGGGTTTCCAAAGAACGCTGGGCACGATATATAGAGATGATGGTTGATGTCGGATATATCAAGGGTGTAAGTATGAAACGTGATATCACAGGAGCAACAAGGATCAATGCAAGTGATGTTAGAATTACATTAAAAGGTCTTGAGTATTTACAGGAAAATTCAATGATGAAAAAAGTATATAATGCCGTGAAAGGAATCAAGGATATAACGCCAGGCCTATAAATATGTACCATCTGATCAATATCAGGTGGTATTTTTATACGAAATTTTAAGAAAGGAGCAGTGCAGCATGAAGTCAACAGAATAGAAAGGACGGTGATCCAAATATCTCCCGGCAGCAGGGTTAAGCTGCAGAAGACACGCAGAGAGATCTGGGTGTTATTTTTATGCAAAGAAACAACATTGGTCAGCTGATCAGACCTTAAACAGTCGGTTCGTGGCGGTCGGTTACACGCCTAAAACAACCTAATACGAAAGGAGAACGAGCAACATGAAAACAGATTTTTTAAAAGGTTTAAATCTTTCCCAGGAAGTGATCGATAAGATCATGGCTGAAAACGGAAAAGATATCGCTGCAGAACAGAAAAAAGCAGAGAAAATCACTCAGGAGCGAGACAGTTATAAGCTAAAAGCAGAAAGTCTTGAAACTCAGGTAAACGATGCAAATGCAGAGATTCAGAAGTTTAAAGACATGGACATTGACGGCATCAAGCAGGCGGCAGATGATTGGAAAACAAAAGCTGAGAAAGCAAAGAGTGATGCAGATGCACAGATCTCAGAAATGAAATTTGATTATGCATTAACTGCAGCATTGACAGGAGCGAAAGCTAGAAACAGCAAAGCGGTCAAAGCGTTACTTGATATGGATGGACTGAAACTAAACGATGGAAAAATTATCGGTTTAGACGAACAGCTGTCACAGATCAAGGAAGAAAACGGCTTTTTGTTCGAAAGTGATGAACCTGCACCAACGATCGTTAAAGGAACAAATGGTGGTTCTGGCGGTATTGGTGGAAAGAAACCAAGTGAAATGACATATTCGGAACTCTGTGACTATATGGAACAGAATCCCGGAGCAGAGATTTAAATAAAGGAGTAAAAAATGGCAGGAGAAAAATTTGATTCTAAATCATTCAATCCTCAGGCATTCGGTGCCTACACAGAGAGGATTCCAAATTTAAAAAAGAACGAGCTGATCAAGTCCAGAGCCCTAAAAGGTAATCAGGATATCAAAAACACGTTCAGTTCTCAGACAGGAACAGTATATGCAGTATTGCCAATGCATGGTCTTATCGGTGGAGCAGCACAGAACTATGATGGTGAGACAGATCTTAAGTCTGAAAACACAGACACATTTGAAAGAGGTGTTGTTGTAGTTGGTCGTATGAAAGGATGGACTGAGCGAGACTTTTCAGAAGATGTTACAGGTGGTGTAAGTTTTATGGACAATGTTGCAGCACAGGTCAATGATTACAAAGCTGATCTTGATCAGACAACATTAGTAAAGATTCTGGATGGTGTCTTTGCAATGACCGGAAAAGAAAACAAAGTCTTTGTTGATAAACATACATCTGATATCACAGAAGTAACAGCAACTGACAAAGATGGAAACGTAAAGAACGTTGTACAGGCTGACACGTTAAATACAGCTTTACAGAAAGCAGCAGGAGATAATAAGTCTAAGTTTACGATCGCGATCATGCACAGTGCGGTAGCAACAAACCTTGAAAATCTGAAGCTGTTAAAATACATGACACAGACAGATGCAAATGGAGTTGAAAGAGACTTAACTCTTGCGACATGGAATGGTCGTCTGGTTCTGATCGATGATTCCATGCCAGCAGAAGAAGTTGCTGCAGTAGAAGAAAGTGGAACAAAGGGAGAGTCTGGTTATGTTGCAGCACAGGAAGCTTACACAAAATATACAACTTATGTATTAGGTGATGGGGCTTTTGACTATGAAGATATCGGCGCAAAGGTGCCATATGAAATGCATCGTGATCCAAAAACACATGGTGGAGAAGATACTCTGTATATGAGACAGAGAAAAGTATTTGCACCATACGGAATTTCGTTTACTAGAAAATCTATGGCTGCAAAATCCCCAACAGATGCAGAACTTGCTGATGGATCTAACTGGACACTGGTTGATAACGGAAAAACAAATTCCGATAAGAAAGTGATCGATCACAAAGCAATTCCAATCGCAAGAATCATTTCCAGAGGGTAGGCGGTGATCCGGTATGGTGGAATATGCAGACAGGGATTTTTATGAAAATACATTTCATGGCGAGATCATACCGGAGAAAGCTTTCCCTAGTATGATCTTAAAGGCGAGTATCTTTGTGAAGTTTCTTACTTTTTCCAGAGTCGATGATATGACAGAGATTCCAGAAGAGGTAAGCTTGGCCACATGTGCGATAGCAGATGTGATGTATCAGGATGGAATGAGAAAAGATGATGCAGGAAGGGAGATTGCAAGTGAGAACAACGATGGATACAGCGTAAGTTTTGTGACGAGTCAGAGCAAAACAACAGGCACTGTGGAGCATCGTTGTAAGAAAGCAGCATATCCTTATCTTGCACATACGGGACTCTTGTACAGGGGGTGTGGACCATATGATGACAAATGCAGATCTGACGATCTATAACAATCGTGGAGTTGATAAAAAGACAGCACGAAAGCTTTATTTAAAGACTCAGATCAAAGGTGTCAGTTTTTACACAAAGCAGCAGACAACTGTTACCGATCAGGGACTTAGTTCTGCAGATATGTATCAGATCCGCATTCCTTTATCTGCAGATACGGAAGGGAAAGAATACATTGATGCTGATAAGTATCGGGAATTATCTGCAGAAGAAGCAGAAAAATACTGGACGATCAATAACGGAGATCTGTTTGGAAAAGGATTGTTAGAAGATTTTGAGAAAGAATCAGAATTTTTAAAGCAGCAGCACACAGGAAAAGTATTATCGTTTTCGGATAACCGGAGAGGAAGTTTGCCACATTGGAGAATCGGAGGTGCTTAAATATGGGAACACAAGTTAAAGTCGAACTTTCGCCCGATCAGATCTTAAAGACAAGAGGTCTTCAAGTTGGTGGACCCGCACAAAGATTTTTTACCGGAGAGTTCCGAAGAAAGATGGATCCATATGTTCCATTTTTAACCGGAGTATTAAAAGATACTGCAATAGAAAATGTGGACTCAATCCAGTTTGTAACTCCATATGCACAAAAGCAATATCACGAGAACAAAGGGAATGGACTTCGTGGCAAAGAATGGGATCAAAGATGTTGGGCAGACAATGGAGATCAGATTGTTCAGTCTGTTGCAGATTTTGTAGGAGGTAAAGCAGAATGAGTGTGATCGCAAGTGTGAGAGCATTTATCCAGGACTATCCAGGATTATCAGCATTCGATGATCTGGTGGGCGTGGAACATCTTCCGGAGGATACAAAAAGTTATGCGATTGAAGCATCTGTAACATCACAGCCAATCAAAAGGCGGTATATTAACGGTGACACAGAACGCCGTTTTAATTTTGTCCTGGCAAGCCGTGAGTACTTCGGGGCAGACGTTGCAGAGAATATTGACGTAGCAGAGTTTTACGAAGATTTCTCAGACTGGTTGGAACGATGCACGATCAATAACGAACTTCCGGAAATGGATAAAGGAAAAAGAGCAATTAAAATACAGGCACTGACAAATGGCTATGTGTTTAACGCAGATGCGACTAAAGCACAGTATCAGATTCAGTGCCAATTAATTTATTATCAGAAATTAGGAGGAATATAAAATGGCAGAAACAGCAAGCAAAACAGTAAAACAGCGTTATCAGGAAGCATCTTATTTAAAGGTGTCTGAAGCGTTCGAATTAATGGGAACTGGTTTTACAGAGTTGAACGAAGATCCAGGAGCACAGACAACGAGCAAAAAATATATCAATGATAAATCATCCACATCAAGCATTACAAGTTATGAAGGTGAGCACGGATTTACAGCCGATCAGATTCCAAGCGAAAAGGTCATTAAAGATCTGGTTAGTATTGGTAAAGAGAGAAAAACAGGAGCAGATGCAGAACGTGAATTTGTTCGCGTTGATCTGGATGAAAAAGTAGAAGGAGATACCACTGGGACAGTATTCAAAGCACGTATGTTTACCGTAGCTGCTGAAATTTCAAGTTTCTCTGATAATGACGGAGAATTACAGGTTGAGGGAACACTTCACGACAAAGGAGATCCTGTTATGGGTAAATTTGATACAAAGACAAAGACATTTACACCGGATTCAGCGACAGAGTAAACGAAAGCGAAGCGAAGATTGGAATTAGAATTAAGGAGTAAGATATATGTTTATTTGGAATGGAGAGAAGCTTGCATTTAATTTTCTGGATGCAGATATGATGAAGAAGTTTAATGATGCAAGCAAAGAGATGTGGAAGGAACTTGGAGAGTACGAAGAAAAGAATGTAAAAGATGGAATGATGGGTCCAGAAGGCGTTGCAAACGAGTCAGAAATCATGAGTAGGTTTTTTGATGCAGTATTTGGAGAAGGTTCTGCAGATAAAATCTTTACTGCTAAACATGATCTGACAGAAAGAACGAAAGCAGTTAAGAAGCTTTATTCTATCAGAGATTCACAGTTAGCAGATCATGAAAAGAGAGTCAATGAACTGTCTAAGTTGTTAGGAGCTGAATGATCAGAAGAGAACTCCCGGTGTCAGTAGATATCGGGAGTGAAACATATAAGATTGATGCTGATTTCAGAACAATCATGAATGTTGAAGGGATTATCTTTGGAAAAAAAGTTACAGATGATCAAAAGAAGTTTGCAGCAGAGATGATGAAAGAGATCGATATTGAAGAAAAAGATGCGATTCAAAATGCAAAATATTATGATGCGCTAAAGCTCTTTTACAAAGATAATGTTCCGGATGATCTGGAAGAAGCTATGGAAAAAATGCTGTGGTTTTATTCCTGTGGTAAGGAAGATAAACAATCAAAAACAAAAACAAAGAAAAAAGTGATCAGCTTTGAATATGATTTTGATTATATCAATGCAGGGTTTATGCAGGATTATAAGATTGATCTGTTTGAAGTTGATTTCTTGCATTGGTGGAAGTTCATGTCATTATTTAGTGCCCTGCATGATGATTGCAAAATCTGTGAGATCATTGGATATCGCGGGGCAGAGTTAAAGAATTTTGACAAAGAACAGAGAAAAAGGATAAGGGAGATGCAAAAAATCTATGCACTTCCGGATGAGATAAGCAAAGAAGAAAAGAAGAGGCAGGATGAGATAACACAGATACTGCTAAATGGCGGTGATCTGTCAGGAATATTGTGATAAGAGAAGCGAACAGGCGAGAGCTTGGATCTGCAGGTTGAGCACCCAGGACGTCAAATAGCTTAGAAACTTTAGAATTTTAGTTATTTGACGAGGTGAAGACATGGCAGATGGTACAGTTACAATAGAAACCAAACTGGATAATTCTGGTGCAGAAAAAGGATTAAACGATCTTAAGAAAGAAGTTGAGTCTTCTTCTAAGAGTACAGCACAGGAGATAGATAAAGCTTCTGATCAGGCACAAAAGAGTGTAGAAGAAGTTGCTAAGTCAGCAGAGAAAACCGGAAAACAAGTAGAAAAGAGTGCAAAGGATTCAGCATCGAAAGCAGGACAGGCAGCCAAACAAGGAGCTGATTCAGCAGCAAAAGGAACAGAATCCGCATCTACGAAGATGCAGCAGTCTCATAAAAAGGTAAAGGATACTGCAAAAGAAAGTGCAGATGGCGCAAAAAAGTCTTGGGAAGAATCTAATCAAAGTACAGTAGCAAGTACAGAGAGTGCAACATCAAAGATGGCCGGATTGATGAAAAAATCTGCAGCAGTAATTGGAGTTGCATCTGTGGCGGCCGCAAAAAAGACGATCGATGTAGGCAAGTCTTTTGAAGCAGGAATGAGCGAGGTCCAGGCGATCTCCGGAGCATCTGGAAAAGACCTGGAAAAGCTATCTGCAAAAGCAAAGCAGATGGGAGCTACAACGAAGTTCTCTGCTACAGAGTCAGCTACAGCACTTAAGTACATGGCTATGGCAGGATGGAAAACAAATCAGATGGTTTCTGGATTGTCTGGTGTTATGAACTTAGCTGCAGCCTCCGGAGAAGATCTTGGAACAGTATCTGACATTGTAACAGACTCAATGACCGCTTTTGGATTGAAAGCAAAGGACTCTGGACATTTTGCCGATGTACTGGCGAAAGCATCTAGTAGTTCTAATACAAATGTTGCAATGATGGGAGAAACCTTTAAATACGTTGCACCTTTGGCCGGATCCATGAAATACAGTATTGAAGATACAGCTACAGCAATTGGACTGATGGCAAATGCCGGAATCAAGGGATCACAGGCAGGTACAGAGTTAAGATCTATCCTGACGCGACTTGTAAAACCGCCAACAGATGCAGCGGCAGCATTGAGTGCTTTGGGTATCAGCACAACAAAAGCTGATGGATCCATGAAGCCAATGAGACAGACGATGGCGGAATTAAGAGAAAAGTTCTCTGGATTAACAGATAGTCAGAAATCCCAGTATGCTGCAGCTATTGCAGGACAGGAAGCAATGTCTGGTCTGCTAGCGATCGTAAATGCATCTGATTCCGATTTCAATAAACTGCAGAAGGCAATTGATAATTCTTCCGGTGCAGCCAAGAAACAGGCAGATGTCATGAACAATAATCTGCAGGGAGCATTGTATGATCTTGGGTCGGCAGCAGAAGCGGTGGGAATTGGTATCTATGAAGATATTAAGACACCTTTAACAAAAGCCGTTGGTGTTGGGACAAAGCAATTAAGAATCCTATCTAGCAAATTAAAAAAGGGTGGAATAAAAGAAATTGTTCCGAAGGAAGCTATAAATACCGTTGAAAATCTTGGAAAAGTGGCTATGGTAACCGGCAAAGGTGGAGTAAAAGTATTGGCCGCTTCTACAAAACTGCTTGGGGACAACATGGGCGTAGTTATTCCGCTTGCGACATCATTCATGGGTGCCTGGGCCGGAGTTAAAGTTTTCAACACTGCATCTAAAGGAGTTACAGCATTAACTACAGCTTTTAGTGCCTTAAAAACAATGGAGCAGGCAAATGCAATCACCTTAGTGGCACAACAGGGTGGTTTGACCGCATTGCAGACAGTTGTTGGAATCTCTACAGGTAAGATTTCTCTTGCGACAGCAGCAACAGGAGCTTTTAATGCAGCATGTACAGCACTTGGCGGTCCAGTAGGTTTAGGAGTTGTTGCAGTAGGTGCTTTAGTAGCAGGAGTCGCAGCATACACACTGACACAGAAAAAAGCGGTTACAGAAGCAGATCGATACTATTCTTCGTGCACAAAACTCAAAAAGAAACAAGAAGAGATGGCAGCATCGATCAAGAGCTTACATAAAGAAAATCAGAAAAATGTAGATTCTGCACGTGCAAATGGTGTTCAGGCAGATCAGTTGTATCAGAGATTAACAAAACTGATGAATGTTGAGCATAAGAGCGCTGGGACAAAAGCACAGATTGTAAGTGTAGTTAAACAATTAAATGAATTATTACCAGGGCTGAATCTTGAGTATGACAAAGAAGCAGATAAGCTAAATAAGTCTACTTCTGCGATCAAGAAAAACATCGCAGCATTGAAAGAACAGGCAATGGCCAAGGCTTATCAAAAAGGCATGGAAAGTGCAGCATCTAAAGTAGCCAAAGCCGATATTGAGAATGAAAAAGCTATCAAGAAAAAGACGGAAGCAACAAACAAATATAATGCCGCTGTTGAAAAAATGAATCAGGTTACCGCAAAGGTAAATCAGGGAAAGATAACAACAAGCAGTGATGAATATAAGAAAGCTTCTAATGATCTGACAAAATACTATGATGCAATGATGACAGCCAATAAGGCGGTTGAGCAAAGTGGTAAAAACTTAAATGCAGCACAAAAAGAACTGACTGCATACACAGACAAATATACAGCACAGGCAAATTATACAGAGTATCTGAAATCTTTAGATGATCTGGCCAAACAGGCAAAGATTAAAGCGAGTGATATTCCAAAATCTGTTGGAGAGGGAATCAAACAGGGTGTTTATGCAAATCCAACATCTGGAAAAGAATTAAAGAGCTTGATCAAATTAGATGATCTGGTTAATTCCGATCAGTTGGCCAAGATGCAAGAACAAGGTATGAAGATACCACAGTATCTGTCAAAAGGGATTTCTGATGGATCTATATCATTTAAGAGTGCTGCAAAACAGATGCAGAATGCGATCAATTGGACCGATCTGATCCAAAAGGCAAAGGATGCAGGTGTTAAAGTTCCTGATAGCGTAGCGCAAGGAATTAGTTCCGGACAATATGCGGTCCCTACGTCTGTGCAGGCAGTAAAAAATCTTGTCACGTTCGAAGATCTGAAAGCTAAGGCACAGCAAGGTGGTATACAGGTACCGGACTATTTAGCAAATGCGATCACATCTGGTAGTGGAAAACCGAAAGAAGCAGCGGCCGCATTAAGTCGTATGATTTCTTTCCAGGAAGCAATAACAAAAGCAGGAATTGATGGATCTAAGATTCCAACAGAACTTGCAACGAAAGTTGCACAAGGAAAGACGCCGGTTCAAGATGCAATCAAAGAACTAACAAAGATAGACTTATCTGGAGATCAGAATGCATTTGGTCTTACAAAAGCTATTGATAGTACAGCACAAAAGACAAAAAGCCAGGCAACAAAGATAAAAAACAGTTTAAAAATCGGCAAGGTAGATAATTCAGCTGCAGCAAGCTCGTTTGATGCTATTGCAACCAAAACAGGAAAAGCAGCTACTACAGTTAAGAAAAATAGCACAGCAATTAAAAAAGCAAGTAAGATTACTGCTACGAATAATTCAAGTGCCGGAGTTCAATCGTTTAATAGTTATTTATCTTCTTTTTCAAAAGGATCTGGTAAAGCAAAATCAGCTGCAGATAAAATCAGCAAAACAACCGCAGCAGGGCTTGCTTCTGGTTCGGGCAAAGCAAAAACAGCCGGCGGAAAGATGACATCGGAATTTTCTAAAGGGATCACAGCAAAGTCCGGAACAGTAAAATCTGCCGGTTCAAAAGTATCTAAAGCAGGTTCTTCCGGAGCAAGTGCGCAGAAATCTTCTTTTGTATCCGTTGGTGGTAATTTATCTCTTGGATTAGCATCTGGTATCAGATCAAACTCTGATGCTGTATCAGCAGCCGCAAGAGAAGCGGTAAGAGCTGCAGTTGCAGCCGCAAAAGCAGAAGGTGAGATTCATTCGCCATCCCGTGTCATGGAAAGTGACGTAGGAAAATGGATGCCGTTAGGAATGGCAGTAGGTATCCGAAAGCATACCAAAGATGTAGAAAATGCTTCTGGAGAGATGGCAAATGCATCCGTAGAAGCCACAGCCACAGCCTTAGGAATCCATTCACCATCTCGTGTATATAAAGATGCGATTGGAAAGAATATTCCAAAAGGTGTGGCAAAGGGCGTTAGAGAAGGGCAGACAGAACTCAATGCAGAAATGAAGCTTTCTGTGAATGAAGCATTATCTGCAGCTAAGACTGCATCCAAGAAAGGAAATTATTCCGATATCGGGAACAACCTAGTGTCTGGTATATCTGAAGCACTCAACACAGCAAAGTCAAGATCATCAGAAACCGTACAAGAAATCATTGATCAGCAGACAAGTAAGGTTTCCTCTAAGCACGATAAGGAAGAGCAGAAGTTACAAGATAAAATCAGCAAAACTAAGAACAAGAAAGAAAAAGCGCGATTAAAGAAACAGCTGAAAAATCTAAAAGCAAAAAACAATGCAGAAGAAAAGCAGTTAAAAACTGCCGGAGAGAAAACTGCAGCAGCTTACAATGATGCATTTGAGAAAGAAGCTGATCGATTAAACAAGATTGCACAGGAAAAGTTACAAGACTTATCTGATGAATATCAGGAAGCGTATAACAACATCAAGAGCAAGATGGACAGTTTAACTGATAAACAGCAATCTTGGGGAAATATCTATAACCTTGATCAGAATATCATGGACATTGAAAAGTATCAAAAGAACTTGAAGTTGCTAGAAAACAAGATTCCTGAGTCTATGATGGAAAAGATTCTCGGAATGGATATTGATGCAGGAAACGCTTATATGGCATGGTTCCAGCATATGTCAGAAACTGAACAGCAGGCTTACATTAATAAGTGGAATCAGCAGCAGAATATGTCCAAAACATTTTCTGAAAACTTCTTTGGAGATGATCTCGCAAAACTTCAGGCAAATTATGAATCTGAAATGAAAACAGTAACGGATGATCTGCAGAAAGAGATGAAACAGGCAGGAGTTAATATTGCCAAGGGATTAACTGCAGGTATGGAAAGCGAAACCAGAAACCTCAGCAAATCCATGAAGAAAATCTGCCAGAATATTATTAAGACAGCCAAAAAGACACTTAAGATTCATTCCCCATCTCGAGAATTTGCAAAGATTGGTTCTTATGATATTCAGGGAGCAATCAAAGGACATGAAAAAGAAGCTCCAAATCTGTATAAACAAATGGGAACGATTTCTCAGAACATGGCACAGAAATTTGCGAAAGCGAAGTTGAACGTTCAAGATATTCAGTCAAGGATGCAGGATGCGATTAACCTGCAGATGCAGACGATCACAACAAGGATGCAGCCAGTTGTGCAAACGGATTCAGCTAATGGATCAGACTCAATAGTTTATACCGGTCCAGAGCGAATAGAAGTGCCACTGATTATAGATGGTCGAGAGGTTACAAGAGTAATCGCCCCTTACATGGATACAGAATTAAGTACAAGAGCAACACGAAAATCAAGAGGAGGTGTATAGTATGCCAGGAACATTAGGAGTCACGATCGGAGAAAAACATACCTTAAAGGATTGGAATCTTGGGTGGACTGCGATCACTCTTGGTTTTCCGGAACCAAAAACATATGAACTGGATATTCAAGGAGCAGATGGAACACTAGATATCACTGAAGCGGTTACTGGCGGAGATGTGAAGTACAAGAATCGTAGTCTTTCCTTAGAATTTGAAACTCCAGACGAAGACTTTTTTGAATGGGGATCTATTGTATCGGACATTGCAAATTACCTGGTTGGTAAGAAAATGAAGATCTTACTCGATACTGATCCATCTTTTTATTACATTGGCCGACTTACGATTGATGTCGAAAAGACAGATCGTATAAATGGAAAGCTTGTAATGTCCGGAGAAGTTGATCCATATAAGTATGAAGTTGCTTCGTCTCTGGAAGATTGGTTATGGGATGATTTTAATTTTGAAACTGATATTATCCGTGAATATGGAGGCATCAAAGTTTCTGGAAAATACGAGCTAAATATTTATGGAAGAAGAAAGAGAGTGATTCCTGTGATCGAATGTGATACACCGATGCAGGTTACATATAACGGGGCCACTTATGATCTTCCAAAGGGCAAAAGTAAAGTGTTCGATATCTGGTTATCAGAAGGGGATAACCTTTTAACGTTTACAGGAAATGGGACAGTATCTGTCGATTATCGAGGAGGTAGTTTATAAATGTATAAGATACTATGTGACGGGAAAACACTGCACGATGTCCGCGATCCGCATTATATGGTGCTTAGCCCTAAGATATCATTAGAGCTAAATAAAACAGGAAATCTTGATTTTGGGATGTTACAAACGCATCCTCACGTTAACGATATCAATAAGTTAAAATCTCGAATCGATGTTTATGAAGATGATGAGCTGTTATTTTCCGGAAGAAGTTTAACGGATGAAAAAGATTTTCAAAACACAGGGCAGATTTCCTGTGAAGGGGAGCTTGCTTTTTTGTTAGATTCAGTACAACGTGCGCATAATTACGGAACCGAAACAACAGAAGCTGGGACAGCCGATACCAATATAGAGGTTTTTAAAAGACTGATTCAAGAGCATAATTCGCAGGTAGAAGAAGAAAAACGATTTGAAATCGGCGTGATCAATATTGAAAGTGTTACGATCTCAAGTTTATCGACAAATTATGAGAAGACCTGGGATTTTATTAATTCCAATTTCTTAGGGAAATACGAAGGGTATCTTCGTGTTCGGCATGATGGAAACATACGGTATCTTGATTATGTAAAGCAGTATGGAAATGTAAGTAATCAGGTGATTCGTTTCGGAGAAAATCTTCTCGATCTGAAGAAATACTCTAAGGCAGAAGACATTAAAACAGCGATTATCCCAGTTGGAAAAGATAACGTGACAATCACAACAGCAAATGGTCATAACGGAACGGATTATGTATATAGCCAGGATGCCGTAGATCTATATGGATGGATCTATGACAAGGTTGATTTCTCTGAGGTATATGATCCAGACAAACTACTGGAAGAAGCAAATAAATATCTGCAGAAGTGCATCAACTTAGCAATCACGATTGAACTTACAGCTGTTGATCTGCATATGATCGACGTTGATATTAACGCAATCAGACTTGGAGATCTTGTTCCTTGCATATCTACACAGCATGGAATCATGAGTACGTTTGGAAATCCAGACACTTATTATCTTGTAAGTAAATATGAATTGGATTTAGAGAACCCAGCAAACAATAAGATTACACTAGGAAGAACAATCAGTACATTGACAGACAAACAAGTGCAATCGTCACAAAATTTAGAAACAAAAATAAATGAAGTTCGTACAGAAATGTACAACATATCAGGGAACGATATGGAACCTATCACAAACGAAACACTAGAAGGATTATTAAATTAAAATAGGAGAAAAAATGGCAGATAAAAATTATTTAGATTCTGATGGGGTATTATATCTGTGGCAGAAGATTAAAGCAAAGATTACGGATGCAGTCAAAAACAAAGTTGATAAAGTCAATGGAAAAGGTTTATCTACGAATGACTACACGACAGCAGAGAAAACAAAACTTGCAGGGATCGTGGATGGTGCAAATAAATATGTCCATCCTACATCTTCTGGTAACAAGCATATTCCAAGTGGTGGAAGTTCTGGACAGATTCTAAGATGGGGAGCAGATGGTACAGCTGTTTGGGGCTCTGATAATAATACAACTTATGCAGATGCTACTCAGTCAACACACGGACTTATGAGCACGATAGATAAGAAGAAACTAGATGCATATCCAACGTATTCATCTATCCAGAGTACATATGCTACAAAATCAGAAATCACAAACATGTACAAGTATTGCGGTTCTGCCGCATCTGCAGACAAATTGCCGACAACAGGACAACGTGTTGGCGATGTTTATAACATCGAAACTGCTAGTACATACGGCGGTGCTGGTATGAATGTAGCATGGAATGGCAGTGCATGGGATCCATTAGGCGAAATTTTTAGTATATCAACGATCGCAAATACCTGGATGGATACAAATCTTACATAAAGGCAGGTGCTTGATATGGCAAATTACTTAGATGAAACAGGATTGTTAAAACTTTGGAGTAAGATTAAATCTTACGCAGCAAAGCAGATAGATATGAATAAAGCAATCGTAAACATATCCGCTAGTGGTACAACATTAACTGTCACAAAAGCAGATGGAACAACAAAATATGTAACAGCGGAATTAGTAAAAGGGCAGATGATTTATTGCTGCAGTAACAGCGAAGATCAGATTTATTGCTGTTAAATGGAAGGAGATAAAAATGGCATACACAAAGAAAACATGGGTAAAAGGAAGCACACCGCTTAGTGCGGAAAATTTTAATCATATGGAACAAGGGATTGCTGATGCACACACAGAAATTACGCAGCTAAATTCTGACTTAAATAACAGAATAGAATTTACAATTACTAGCATAGATTCAAAATATGCATTCACCGGAAACAGTTATAAACAT